AAGGATCTGACATAGGGGTTAAGCAATCGTTATTATACTTATAGCTATAAACTACATTAGCATCAACCACTGATCCAGTCCCTTCAACATCAATAGAACCATCACCCCATAACTCTATAGGTAGGTTATCTATGACGAAGCCCTTTGTAATAGGTATACCTCCCGGTAACCCACTCCAATCATCTGTCTCAGAGAAGATGTATCCTCCTCCTACCTTCTTGTTCCTAACATGGACTACCATGTCATCTTCTGTATTCTTTACAGGAGTGTATTGGTAGAACACACCATTGATTCTCATACCTCTTTGGTTACTAGGGCCTATACCGTTCATACCCCATGTATGGCCTGCTCCTGCCATGTTACCGCTAATCCCATACAGATACTCACTGTGAGCACTTGTAGCGTAGAGAGCTAGCAAGGCCACTACAGCGAGCTTCTTCATAAGAGTAGCAACAATCCTAGTAGAGATCCACCTAAGCCAAGAAGGAACCTTTTGGTACCATCCTCTTCCATTGCTTCAGGTTTAGGTACTGCACCTTCATCGTTCTCCCAAGCTATCTTAGCATCAGTACCTATAATACCGTTATAAGGGCAAGGAGTGCCTGCCATTATCATAGCATCAAAGACCCTAAGGTCTTGGCATAGGACTGATACTGCAGCTACCTTCATACCCATGTCGTACAGTGTCTTAGCATTCTTCAATCGTTCACAGTTAAGGTCACGAGTTGTAGTACCTGCTGAGATACCTAAGATCTGGGTTTGAACTGCACCTGCCACTCCGACTGTACATGAGTCAGAGTTACTACCACCAAGGGACGGTGATATGGCAGAAGGAGGAGGCGACTTAAGTGTTGTAGTGACACTACCTGTCGTGTGGACTGTACTATTAGTAGTAGAGTCCGTCACAATAGGTTCAGCCATAGCTAGTACAGGTAACAATAGGATAATCCATATAATCTTATTCATTAGACGGTTTCAGCCATTTTAGTTAACCCTGTTTAGTAATAATTAACGCTTATCTAGATTTGTGTAACAGTGAATGAACTGGGATTATAGTACGTAGCTCCGCCAGCGCCTACGGTTCCAGAGGGGCCGTAATTTCCGTTTGGAGCAGCAGCAGCAGCAACACCTGAAGCTCCATAAGAACCTCCAGTTCCCCCACTGTGACTAGATCCACCGCCAGCGCCCCCAGCCGTCAGTGTTCCATCACTGCCAGAGTAACCTGAAGAGTTAGAGCCATTTCCACCCCAACCATTATCTCCGTTAGGGGCACCGCCACCACCACCATTACCGCCTTTTCGATAGTAACCCCAACCATTGAAGTATGATACTCCACCAGTTGAACCACCACCACCACCACCACCACTTAAGATACCGTTGTTGTCTATCGTAACTGCGTGCTCTACATGTATAGCTTTACCGCCTGCTTCAGCAACCTTGCCAGTACCTTTTGCCCAGCTTGATGTAGAATTACCACCATGCCCACCTCGACCACCACGGCCTAAGATCTTACCGTTATTCTGGATGGTGAGGCTCGCGGCCCAACCTGTTCCAGTTTTAAGGGCGTAGTTGGACACACTTGTAGCAACTAATACAGCCCCAGAAGGAATAACCACTAGTACATCTCCACCCTGAGCTATGCCCAAAGTGTCTAAATCTACATTTGTATGCGTAGCTACTGAAAATGTATAAACAGTTAAAGCTGAGGTTCCGTGGAAGTGAGATAGACTGATGGAACCACTTGATGGAACTGAGTCTGACCCATAGTACTCTGATATCGAGATTGGGTTACTGCCTCCGAACTCGGCTTGTATTTGAGATAGGCTTATAGCGCCTGAAGATGGTAAACCCATTACGCACCCCCTATTAGAGCCTTAAGTTCATCTATCTGAATCTGTTGTTCTTTCATGCCCTCAATAAGTAAGGCGACTAAGTTACCATAAGCTACTGAGTAGTGGTCATCTTCAGTTCCAGCCATACTGTTAGGGCCGCCTGTGACAGCTTCAGGGAGTACTTTAAGCACCTCTTGAGCTATTACGCCTACATGTCTGTTAGTTGGGTTGTGGTTGTAAGTTACTGCCGCTTCTTCAGGGGTTGCTAGTTCTTGGTCAGTCCTGTCGTAGGTGTAACCGTTGAGTTTCTTAACCTTGTCAATAGCGTTAGGTATTACTTCTAAGTTCTCTTTTACACGTATGTCTGAGTACGCAGTAACGTTACCCGAAGTCCAGATATTAGTACCTAGTGCAGCCTTACCACTACCGTTCTGGCACCAGACCATCATATGGCCACCTGCCATAGAGCCTCCAGTTCCATTATTGGTGTGCTTATAAGCTAGGCCGTAAAGGTTACCGAAGTTACTGCCTGATGCGTGATTACGGTAAGCTGAACCCATCGACCATATTTGATCAGTCTTACTGGAACTATAACTACCAATCATACTCTGGTTACGTGTGGTAGATGTACCTATAAACGAACCAGTATGAGTACCGCCAGCCTTAGGCATAGCGTTATTAGCTGTAGTCGTTGTAGACGTAGGTGCGTAGCTATGCGTATGTGAGTTCTTAGTAGACCCTTGATTCAGTATGTGAGGTGCCAAACTAGCTGGTGTCATATACCTTATGTAGGCATCCTGTGAGCAATATATCCTAGTAGGTGTACTGCTTGTAACCCCAGAGACAGTGTTAATCCAGCCTGCATCAATGTATCCGCTACCGTTGGTACGTACTACTTGGTTAGCTGAACTATTCACACCAGTACCTAGTACAAGACCATCTAAGGTTCCCGCATTCAAACCACCAGAGCCATTACCATCAACTGTCTTAAGAGCTGCAAGTAACTGTGCTGCTGACTGATCTGCTGTTGCGGAAGCTTCAATACCATTCAACTTATTATGATCAGCAGTAGTGAAGTTATGTGTGGTTAAACCACCATCACCTACTGAATACGTAGTATTAGGCCAAGACCTATCATAAGCAGCTTTAACCGCTGTCTGAGATGCAGAGATAGCTGCGTTAGTTGTACTTACACTGTCTGAGATACCACGCCAAGTATTGGTGTCCGTATTAGTAGTATATGAAGGTGTAGCCCACACTGCGGTACCTGAAGCTGAGTATTTAAGGAACTGACCTGCTGATCCTGCCGTAGGTATATGCTTATTACCTGCTGTTGTAGGGTGAGCATAATTATTAGCAGAAGTGGCTATGCCATCCAACTTAGTGTTGTCTGCTGAGGTAAAGTTAATCTGTGATAGACCACCATCACCAACTGAGTATGTAGTGTTGTTATCAGGTACTACCACAGTGTCAGTAGTGCCATCACCACGATTTAACGTAATAGTATGCCCACTAATAGTCATAGCATCAGCAGCAGTGCTTAATGCTTGGTTAGTAGTCTTAGTTACCTTGGTACCTAAAGCAGTAGTTAAAGTAGACGCATAAGTTGCATCATCATTAATAGCTGCTGCTAGTTCGTTAAGCGTATCTAGGGTACCTGGCGCTCCACCAATAAGATCAGTAAGCTCAGCCTGCACATAAGCCGTTGTGGCCACCTGCGTGGTATTAGTATTAGCTGCTGCTGTTGGAGCTGTAGGTGCTCCAGTTAATGCAGGACTGGCTAAGGGTGCTTTGGTATCTAATGCTGCTTGTAGACCAGTTGTGACAGAAATGGCATGGTTAGCTGGGTGAGTGTACACAGTGTCATTATCAGGAATAACCACTGTCTCTGTAGTAGAGTCGCCACGCTTTAATGTGATAGTGTGCCCTGATATTGATAGTGCATCAGTAGCATGCAACGCCCCAGATTCAGTATCATTAACCACAGATGCTGGTAATGAGTAGTTATTTGCAGATGCCGCAATGCCATTTAATTTATTATGGTCAGCATCAGTGAAGTCATTAGTAGTTAAGCCACCGTCACCTACTGAATATGTGGTATCAATTACTGCTGCTGTAGCATCGCCTGCTGTCCAAGTCTGAACCGCGTTATTACCAACCGCAAAAGCAGAAGCTGTAGATGATTCAATGCCGCGAGTTACGCCAGTTAGAGTCCAGTACGTTGAGTTGTCAGTACGGCCTGTATAGCTTATTGTCTCGATCTTAGTAGGATTCGACAGGCTATCCATGATTGTTAGCTTGCCGCTTATTGGCGGGTCATTATATGGGCTGACAGCCTTGACTACCAATACGCTTGTAGCTGATGATGTTAGTGCTGCGTGAAGGTCAAGTTTTACATTGTTAATAAAGCTCATATTTCTTCCACCGCCAGTTTAAACTCAAATTCTTTTGTACGACCACCAAGTGTTACGATACCCATTGTTATCTTATACACGGATCCATTCACGCCCCCGCTAACCCACACTTTAGGCTCGCTTGTAGTCTCTTGTGTTACGAATGTCGTCAAGCCTGATGGGGTCGATGTGGCAGTTGCCGAAGTAACGGAATCTCCAGCATTGAGCCATTTAGTTAGGTCAACTCCATAGTCCAATACGTCTAAAGGTTGTTGGCTAAAGATATTCATTATGCAGCCCTTTTTAATTCAATTTGCATGGTTCTATTGCTCACTGCTATACGTATAGTACGCAAGTTTCTGGCTTTAATCATCCTGTTTACATAAGGTATGTCAGAACGCCTATAGCTTGGAGCAGGAATATGATCGTTTACAAGGATGCGCTTTGTGCCAACCTCGGTTAATCCGCCCAGGATATCTGCAGTTAATGGCCTATTCCTATATATCCAACCCGTCATTAGACTATTGGCCGCTATTGCACCAATACCTGTAACGACACGGATACCCACGGCATCAGCTTCACCTGAGCCATCCACGGCAGCATCTACAAAAGCTTCCGTATATAGTGAGGCTTGTGCTTCTGCACTACCAGCAACCACCGCGTCAACCATTGCGACAGTGTGAACTGTAGACTGAACTTGCGTAGATGTACTGGCATGACCATGGAATCTTGCAAATCTAGTTAGGTTCGCTGCTGCGAATGAAGCGCCAGCGATATCGCCAGATGATACCTTGTACGCAAAGCCTGTGGCGCTAGTGTTAAGCTCGCCCCATACCGAAGCATCAATAGACGCAATAACATTTACTGTAGCTTCTGTCTCAGCGTCAGCCGTAACCGATGCCCTGATAAAGGATCGATTGTGGCCAGCCGATACAGTTGCACCATAAGCGTTAACAATACCTGAGCCAAACGCTTGAGTATGCACAGTTGAATCAATCGAACTGCTCGCGCTAATAGATCCATCAAACCAAGCAACAGTGTAAGCCTGAGAATTAACCGAGGCTGACGCAGTTACGCTTGAGTTAAGATCTACAACTCTGGTTAGGCTAGCTAAAACATTAGCCACAGCAGAAATACTACCACTCGGTATTGATACCGTATATCCAGCAGCTGTAGCCGATGTCGCACCTGTAATAGATGCTGGGCTATAGACTAAAGTTCTTACAGTCGCAGTAACACCAACCGAACCAGCAATACCAGACGTTACATGGCTTCTAGAGTACAGATTAGCACTAACGGAGCCTGACGCTACAATTGCAGCTGAGGATTCAGCCAACGTATTTACAGTGGCGCTAGTTGCACCACTAGACACTACAGCAGCAGATGCAGAGCTTAAGGTATGACCATCACCCAATACATAGGCAATACCAGAGACCGAAGCCTTTAAAAAAGTCCTTCTTGCTCCTGATGATACTGTCGCGCCAATAACATCTACAGCCGCAGACACATAACTTACTGAATGCGCTGACGCACTAGAAGAAGATGACCCGATGACTTGAGCATCAACCGAAACCGTTGTACGGGCTGTAGCAGATACTGTAGCAGATACTAATATTTGAGATGTTAGCTCTACTCGCCTAACACCAACACCACTAACTGAAGAGGAGGCTGCAATAGCTCCCTCGACAGTACGTATCTTGCTAGAAGATGAGCTGACCGAACACGCACCACTAATGGTCGCACTTAAATAAACTAGCGATACTGCAGGATAACTACCCAGTGCATAACTGTTAAGTGCGCCAAAGTTCATGTTAGCTTAATGTAACCGAAATACCGCCAGATGCTACAGACATAATATCGTCTACAGATAAGGTCTTGGCCAAATCTAATGGCGTATGGTAAAGCAGGTTACCAGCACTTGAGGCATCATAGATACCAATATGGCTGATAGTTACGTTAGAGCCAACTACTGCGGGGAATGCAATAGTACCACTAGACGAAACAGATCCTGCAGCAACAGTGCCGAACGTCATTGCCTGACGAACGTAGTTAGTCCAGCTACACTCAGTGCCAGAACCAGCATCTGTAGGGTCGCTGCTAAATAATGCCAAATATGGAGTGGCTACGTTATAAGCAGTAGCTCCCTTTAATGTAATGTCTAGAAACTTATTTTCTAGGTGGTTCGATAATTCGCTCATGTTCATTCCTTCCTTAATTAATTAAATTTGGGTTACTGTGAAATTGCTTGGGTTGTAGTAAGTCGCGCCTGCTGCACCTGCTGCACCCGAACTACCGTAATTTCCATTAGGCGGAGCTTCACCTGCTATACCAGCGGAACCTACAGCGCCACCATTACCAGCAATGGGAGAAGTTGTTCCACCACCAATTCCTATAGCTGTCAGCGTAGCATCTGTGCCATAACGGCCAGTGCTGTTAGTTCCAGTTCCTCCGATACCTTTAGTACCGTAGGGTACACCGCCACCACCACCGTTGCCGCCAACATAAGCGTTACTTAAGCCAGCATAGTAGGAAACGCCTCCTGTGCCACCACCCCCTGACCCACCGCCAGATAAGGTGCTGTTATTGTCGATAGTTACAGCCGCTTCTATATGTATAGCGACACCACCATCAGTACCTGTTTTACCTGAGAGTCTAGGGTATGAAGAGCTAGAAGCGCCACCATGTCCACCACGGCCACCGCGGCCTAGGATCTTACCGTTGTTCTCAATGGTTAACTTGCCGCTATAGCCAACGCCAGTTTTTAGGGCGTATGTGCTAGTGGTTGAAGCTACTAATACCGCACCACTAGGGATAACAACGCGAACATTGTGATACTTATCAAGGCCAAGCGCGTCTAAATCAACGTCAGTATGTGTATCAACTGAGAATGTATAAACAGACTCGTATTCATAAGTGGTCTGCCATGTTCCAGCAACTTTAGCGTATGCTTTTTTAACCTTAGTCCAAGCGCCTGACACTTTAACTGAGGGAATTGAGCTAACCCATGAGCCGCCGACTTTGACTTTAATACTCAAACCAAACGTCCCCATTACTGCCGCCCGTTGCGGCACTACTGCTAATAGTAAAGTTTGGCTGTCCTAGATTATTAGCATCTAAATCACCGATCACATTCCAAGCGTTATTAGCCCCTGTGCGCTGCTTTAACTTACCTGAGCTAGTGTCTGCCCACCATTGGTACGAAAAGGTTGGGGTCGGTGCGGTTGACCCGCTATTCTGGCTCACAATAGCATCAAGCACGTTGTTTATGTCGGTGCGTACTGCTGCTCCTGACCCGTCTGCTATATCATAATCATGCTGTGACATTATACTGCCTCTTTCCCGTAACCGACTGCCTGCCAGTTAATTGACCTGACAATTCCAGTATCGAGTGCATTAAAACACCGAACCGTGAATCCTGTTCGTAATTTGGAGGTTACCCTAATGTAATCCCCACTATTAGCGTCTTGCATTGTTACTCCAATAACAGGTACAGCCTTAAAGCTGCTACCAAACACCACTGAGGTACCGCCTGATGAGAGTGATAGGTCGTTAGATTTCTCAACCCTATCTGGCATATCTACAGAAACAGAAAGCTCAGTTATGCTTATATTATACGATGAATCTGCATTAGTAACCACTACTCTAAATTGGTACCCCCTTGCATGGTAATCGCCTACTAAAAATGGCACCCAATCTGACCAAGTTGGGCTTGATGATGGATTATCATAGGTTGACCTTAATTGTAAAACTATCACTATTGCATCACTTGACTCACCATCGAAGGTAGGCCAAATGTCTATATTGTTTGTTCTATTATCAATAAGATCAGTAACTTCGGCAACTGATGATTTCATATTTGCAGTCAATCGGCTAGTGTAAGATGCTCCGAAATCAATTGAATTAGAGAATATATAACTACCAGAACCTGCAACTGTTAACCCTCCAGTTAATATAAGCACGCCATTATCTACAACCATATTTGTTTTTGTGCCAGGAAATGATGAGTGTTCAGTCAGTGTCTCTACCGCGTTAAAGTCTACAATGTTTGGCACTGTTGTAGTGGAGAACTTAGCATTTGTGCTAAACCTACCGCCCTCGTCAACTGCCTTAGCCATATAAGTTCCAGCAAGCAAAGGGAGAACTGTGTATGTTTGACTACCAGCTATTGCTTCTCCAATGTCTTGCCCATTAGACCATGCTGCGCCAGAGGTGAGGGGAGTGTGACGTATGCGAACATACCCACCATTAATAACATCCAAATCAACGACTCTAGCCCAAGATATATGACACTGCCCATCCAATGCTCTTATTGTGAAGTTTGACAGATCACTTGGTATCGCAGTTAGTCCAGATATGGTCTTATTATATTGGTAAGCCCAAGCAGACTTTATGGCCATTGAGTTAACAGATCTAACTCTAAAGTCATACCTGCCAGCAGCAATATCCTCCACTCTTGCGCTAAGTGCGCTAGTTTTAGTTATGAACGTAAAGCCAGCTGATCCGTTAATCTTATACTCGGCCTCATAATCACTAACAAACGCATCATTTGGTGCCGTCCAATTGAATATAGCCCTTGTTTGAGTGCCTTTTGAGTTTACTGTCGCATATAGCTCTTCTGTTACACTAAACGGAGTAGGAGCCAAGACACTAAATGGGTCTGGGAGATTCGTATCAGGTATATTATCTGCTTCAGTTTTAAGCGACCATGGGTAGATACTATCTTGGTGCTCGATCAGATCTACAGACACGGCTCCTTCTGGTGACAGACCCAAATTAACGACACGGAATGGCTTATTAGACCAATCAGGGGTGCTATGGGTAACTCCTACAACCTGACCAACAACAACATTAAGTGCCTCACTTGTAGCATTAAAGCTAACAACTAGGCCATTACGAGACCTATTTAGGACTATCTCTGCAATGTCTAACGCAGTATATTTGCTTGTTATTGTAGGCAAGACTATCCTGCTCTCTAATACCGTACCACCATCTTCAGCTAAGTAAGTAGCCTCTAGTGCAGATCCTGAAAGTGGATACTGAACCTGATCCTCTTGCCAGTTAGCTAGAGGGTTGGTGTAGGTAGCTATAACCCTATTAAACTTGGTCTTCTTTGTTTCACTGGTCAAAGAGAAGTTATCAATTATATTGCTCTCATCGAAGGTGAATGTTGAAGATCCTTCATCTTCTATAATTAAACCGTACTGACCATCCTGATAAGGCATAAGGCCTCGCATACCAGAAAGAAGTTCTTTTACGTTATCTAGTATTTTTACGTTAGTGTCTATAACCGCGTTGCATGAGAATATTGGCTGTGCGCTTCCACCACTGTATGGAGTTACAGATTCATCGCATTTAGCTGCTGCAGATGCCACCAATGTGTCATTGATAAAGCTCGTTGGTAGGCCTTTGCCATACCTAGAGTTAGTCATGTAATCTCTCCAGCACCACGCTGGATTAGCACTGTACTCAGTAGTAGATCCAGTAAATATCTTCTTCCCTTGAACTACAGCATTTATAGTTGGCACTGATGAGAATGCGTCAGTGTCCCACTTAAGCCTAACAGCCAAATATGCAGTGCCACGAAGCCTATGAGCAGATGTCCACCCTATATTAGCAGCCATAAATGTAGGGTCTGCGACTTGCGTATCAGTACCTAAATACTTGGTTACTGTCACAAGGCCACTGAACTTGCTATCTGTGGACAGGTCATCATTAAGATAGATATCGCCTATACTGCTAATCTCTCCCTCGCACAGCACAAGTATGATGTATATATACTTATTATCTTCCCCGCTATTAGCTATAAATACGCGGGTGCCACCTACTTTACGCTCTCCGTATATAACTGCTATGGAAGCTACGTTAGAGTCTTTGTTCGCCATCAACCCATTAGCTTGTTCAGCAGCACGTTTCGCTGCCTTCGCCAACTCGTCTGCTATTACATAAGAAACCACCAAAGAAGCTACAAACCAAAAAATCATAGGCATTATGTACGGCCCCATTTAACGTCTTTAATTATCTCGCTGGCAAATTCCATACCTTTGTCCCCGCTAAATGCCGATTGTTGAGAGTTGTCGTTAGTCCTTCGCCCATTAACCCGTTCAAAGTCTGCCCAGTGTGACGCCACACTAATCCTTACCACACTATCTGATCCGCTATCGGCAATATTGAACCCACTTATACGCCCTTCGTACAATATGAACGGTTCGCCAATTACAGCGCCTGTAGTAGTCAGCAAGGCCCGTTTAATGGTTACCCTGCGATCAATATAGTTACCACTAAGAAGTATTGAAATATACGCTTGCTCTACGCCTGACAGGTCAATGTTAATTGATCCTACCTGCAAGTCAGTTGACTCACTAACATCCCCCATTGAGAGTAGGTAGCTGCTTGATACGTAAGTATGGGAACTATCCACTAATTCGTGGCGGTAGTCTGTTAAGTACATGGGCGTAGCAAAGTCTATGTCTACTAAGTGAGCCATATTAAAGGCGTCTTTAGCCAACTCAGTGACAACGTCTGCGTGAATACCGCGACTCATTAGATAGCCTCTACGAAGTCTACTTCGTTACTGAACATCATATCCTTACCCACGCTGTAAGATTGAACATCGTTAGACATGCGTACCGTAAACGGCACCGATCCGTATATTAACTCTTCTGCACCTACCGCGCTAACTAACTCAGGCACAATGCTAACAGCACCAGCGCCAGATCTATCTGCAGTTAAAGCGTACACCTTGTCGTGTCCAGCGAACTTAATGAAGTCTCCTGCCTTGAGGACTCCACTTAAGCCAGAAACCGTCACCGAAGATACGCCAATTGCCGCTGCAGTTGTGGTAACTGTGCCAGTAGCTGTTCCGTTAGTAGTGCTTAACTCAGGCAATATAATCGTGAAGACGCCATGGCGACCTCTTTTACTTGCTAAGAATGCCCACACAGGAGCAAATTCACTACGTGTTAGGGGTGCGTATGAGGCAGTGAACTTCCACTTCTGGCTACCTATCTTACGGCTCTGAATACGCCCACTGAGCGCCTCAGATACCAGAGTAGGGTCAACTGATTCAATACCGACAGCGGTAAATTTAGGGGTTGTTGGATACGTCATTAAGCGACTCCCGCTCTACCGCGATTGTTCATGGCTTGGTTGATTATTCCAACGATTGTACCACGCCTTGAGGCTAGTAGCTGATCGAATCCTTTGGTGTCGTTGGCCTGTATGTTGAAGGTAACATTAACTGCTCTAGCGTCACCGCCCTTCTCCATATCTATGATCTTCTCGTTAGGGTGAACCATGGCGATCTTGCCGCCCTTACCATCTAAGCCACCAGCACGTATGCCATTGCCAGTGAAACCACCGCCTTCAAATGAGGCTAGAGCAGTACCAGCAACCACACCAGCAGAAGCATAACCTACCGCCCTTACTGCAGAAGAAGATGCCATAAAACCTAAGAACCCGCCCAACGCCGCGTCATTTGCTGCCGCAGCTATCGCCGCTTTCTCTGTATTGATTAGGATGGATGATATTGCCAGCACCTTCTCTATAGCGAACATCGCCTTTTGAGCCGCCGTACCTTGTTCCATGGAAGATGAAAGAGAGGCGAACACGCCTTTTGCAGACTGTACGGTCTCTTGGCCTATGGCCTTCTTTGCTTCCAGTAATGCTAGGTCTTTTGCATGCTCTTCCTCACGCCTACGGTCTTTCTCTTCAGACGCTGCAAGCTGTATTGCGCCTATGTCCTCTAAGTACTTAGACTCTATAGCTAACAAAGACTGCTTATATGTCTCTTCAGTAAGAAGCCCAAGCTCGTTATCACTCTCTATTTTATCCCTAGCATCTTCAGCTAACTGACCTACCTGCTTCATTTCACTCATTGCAGCTATTATTATTCGGTGCGCTGCATTCTCGGCAGATTCAGACTTACGGGCATGTGATTCAGCAGCCCTCTTGTCTTCTTCAATTAACCTATCTGCCTCTTCCATTAACGCTGATGATGTTAGTGCTCTATCATTAAACGCCTGATCAGCTAACTTCTTATCCGACCTTAACTTCTCCTCAGCTTGCTTCTTAGCTTCCTTATCCAACCTCTGAGATTCTTTGAGCAATAGCTGGGCTGAATCTAGGCGCTGCTTATTCCTGGCGTCCTCAAGCTTATCCTGCTTCTTCTTCTCTGCTATTTTAGCTAATATGTCTTCTTGCGGTGCCTTTAGCGCCTTCTTGAATCCCTGATCCTTACCAGAGCTATCCCAAATAGCCTCTTTTAACTCACCAGCCTTCCTTATAGCTAAGTCAGTTGCCATTAGAAGTTCTGGTATCTGATTTATATAGGCGTCAAATACAGTATTCCCTTTAATGGTAGAAAGCGCCTTAGCCATTTCGCTAAATTCATCAGTAGGAGTGGCATTTTTTATACTAGATAGGGTCTCAAGTAGTAGTACAGCCTCAGTCTCATTAATCTTAAACTTACCCATAAGATCACCGAGGGCATCGTCAAGATCCCTCAGATCACCAACACTTGCTCTTTCCCCATCAAAATTTAACAGTGACTCTCTAGCGCCTTTTACGCCTGTTTCTAGCCTAACAAGAAGCTCCATTGCTTGAGTTACGTCACTACCCCAATCAATCATATCTCCAGCAGCAACTTCCAACGAGTCTCTTATGGCTTGGACAGAAGCTCTAACAGCGATAGCTGCATTATTTACAGCACTAGCTACTTGTAATTCAGCAATACCTGATGCAGCCCTAGAAAGAGCAAGGTACTCCTCCGTGATGGTGAATACGTCACCCTTACCTGTTTTAAATACCTTATTAAGAGAATCTTGAGCGTCTTTTAGCTCCTCAAGGGCATCCTTAGAGTCGAATATCGCAGGTAAAAGCGCAGTACTAAGAGCAGCACCAACAGCAAGGAACGCGCCTATGATGGCTCCGTGTGGGCCGAAGAGTGATGCTATTTGAGATCCCTGCTGTCCGAAGATAAGCATAGCGTTTTGCCCCATTTGGAGCTGCACTGCTATATCCTGAACTTGATGTCCTACTTGGCCGAAACCGCCACGCATAAAGCGAAGCTGTTTGGTAGTCCCAGACATTTCCTTCTGGGTTTTACGCATACTTGCGTTGACGGAATTAAAAGCGCGGGAGGTTTCATCCTTGGCGCTAATTCTAATTACTGTTTCTGTGGTGCTCGCCATCAAGTTTTCCCCTGTTGCCGTTCACCCTTTATTCTTAGATACGTAAACCAGTGATTGAATTCAGTCACTGTCATATCTAATATGGTCGATAGTGGTTGACCAAGGTGTTCGGCTAAATTGTACATTAAGTATAACTCAGTCGGGGTGCCTTGGTCATCTATCAGTTTTTTTCGCGGTCGGCCTCGGCCTTATCGGGTATAGCTAACACGAAGTTGGCTATACGTGAAACAAGATCTGGATTAACCTTGGTGCGAAGCAGGGTTTTTGCTGCAATATCAAATACTGGCTCCCCTTCTTTATCGGTAACACCGAAAATAACAGAGTAACATAAGTAATCTGTAGTATCGCCATCCGCACGACCAAGCCACTTGGCCTTGTCATCCAAAGTGAGATTCTTCGCGTAAAGCGTAGTATCCCACTCTGGCATTTCTAATGTACGTATTACATGGCTACTAAAGTCCGCAACAGCTACATCAATTAGCTTGATCATATTACGCTACAGTGCCTTGGGTCAAAACGCCGTTACCAGTAAAGCTAACTGAAGCCTTAATGATTTCAGGGTTTGAACCAGTGCGGCTAACACCAGTAACTTGAATTGCACCAGAAAAGTACGCAAGTCCTGTAGTGTTGCCAAGAGGATACATGTTTAGGGTAACCTCATCGCCTTCTTTCAAGCCTTCCTGACCAGTAGTATCAGAAGGATCCCACTGAACATTGATTGAGCCAGACCAAGCTTTTGTGGTGACTTTACTAGTCTCCCAAGAGTCGCCCATAACTGTGTCATTAACTGTATTAGCAGTTGTGTCAACAGACCAATCTATCAACTCAGCGACTGCATTGCTACCAACGTAAACTGAACCGTCATTACCTGTATGGCTAGCCATTTAACTTCTCCAATGCGCCACTGCGCGTTTATTTAAACTATTACTCTACTACTGGCTTTGCGAGCCTTCAATAGACCTGTACCTAACCATTATTGATAAAGTACCTACAGCGATGGGCTGTTCACCTTCAACGCTAAAACTTGAGTCGAATCCCGTTACCTGAGTATCCAGTGCATAAGTGCCACGTTTTAAATCCGTGTACAAAGCTGCCTCTACCTGCTCAGATATTGCATCCAATGTATCATCATACCCTGTTGAGCCTTTGACGTAAATCTCCACACTCATATTCAATGTGTGCTGTATTGAACGCGGTGACCCAGCCGTGGAATAGTCTGATTCCTCGCCCTTTATAAATATACCTAGAGCTGGCAGCCTATCCGAAGTTAATGGATAGCTTTTGGATTTAAATACATTAGATCCTGTCGTAGATAGCCCTGTTAGGGTAGTAACTACGTTATCTCTGATCAACCTACGTAAATGCGCCATTACTTCAGCTCCAGAGCCAATTCAGTCATACCATTGCCATCGGGCATAGTTATACGGACGTAGTAGTCAACGCCTCCAACCTCTAGTTCATCACCATTAGATAGGCCGACTATGTCGCTGCTCTGGCAAAAGAATCTAGGCTGTGACATTGCAAACGCAGTACCACCACCACCATCATCGTCAGAGTAATAATTGTCGAATATACCAACAACAGTACCCCTAGACCAGTTAGCAGTTACGCCAAAGTCTTGTAGCAATAGTAGACGCTCCGCCGATGTCTCTACTGCCACTATTTGCTCTTGCGGGAACGAGTCTTAGGCTTTTCGGAAGATACTTCCAATCCCATAGACCTGTTTTCCGTCTTTGTCTTTGGTTCGTCCTTATGAGCGATAACACGACCCATAGAAACTAAAATCTTTGCGGTATCTATACTAATCTCAGTAATAGAACCAGCTCTAAATGTCTTACCTGCGATTACACAACCGCTAATTACTTCATACTTCATAACAATACTCCAAAAATAAAAGGGGGCGTTTTACGGCCCCCTATCTTGGCTATTAGCCATCGTTACCGAAAGCAAAGCTTTGAGCATGACGTACTGCTACGTCTACTGACTGCAACGCAACGATACGGATCGTACCAGAGGTGCTGTGAGTATACGGATCAACAGTAAGGTCAAGTCCGCCGAATAGGCCAATCAACAAGTCGTTGAAGTTACCGAAGTACATGTTGCCTGCCGTACCTTGGTTAGACACAATCGCCTTATAGCCGTTGATGTCACCACCACCAGCTACAAACTGAGCCGTACCAGAAGCCTTCTCAGTGGTCTTTAGAGCACCGTTCATTGCAGATGGTAAGATGTAGGCTAAGTTACCCATAAGGGCGTTGTCGTTAGCAATTGCAGATTCTAAGCTTACTGTTTCAGCAAACGTAGGGTTAGCAGCAGCAAACGCAGTAACTGTGTTAACACCAGTAGTATTCAAGATACCAGTTGGCTGACCGCTAGATCCAGAACCTTCCAAACCAGCTAAGTCGATGGCAAGTGCCAAAGCTTGTGCTAGATCGTCACGGATCAAGTTCTCAACGTCCATGCTTGACTGAATCAATAGCTGGCGGGTTACGTCAGTAAATGCGCCTAAAGTCTTAGGTGTTAAACTAACCTGACCTACAGTCATTTCGCTTTCAGTGGCAGCGCCACCTTCAGTTGCGATCCAAGCAGCAGTTGCAGCAGCAGTCTTCTTAGGAATCTTAACGTCACCAGACAAACCACCTAGTACACGGGCACCAGCCTGCATAACAGAAGATGAGTTGCGTAGAACGTCAATGAAGTCGCTAGCACGGAAGTCGTCAGTGAACAATTCTGATTCATCAGAAGAGTTCAAGTCACGTTTCTTCCAGTTGCGCATTACTTCAGCAGGAAGCATGATGCCTTGTGCAGTGCGACCATAGCTTTCAGCAGCAGCGCGTGAACATTCAAATTCAAATGCAGCAGCTTCTTGAGCACGGCGATCAGTTGGGTTAGCAAGAGCGTGGATAGCGCGAACTAGAGAGAAGCGTTTAACTTCTTCCTTCTTCATGCCGATGTCCTTAGCTTCTAAGCCGCGAGTAGAACCAACACTCTCTAGTAATTCACCACGGAATTCTTCGATAGTAGTTCCATCAGCGATAGCTTTACGAGCCATATCACTCTTGTTATGTCGGGCACCTAGCTCAACAATTTGTGCTGCGTTACGTTGTGCGGATTTCATGGCGTCAGCCTTCACCGCTTCAATATCAATCTCGGACATAGTGTCCTCCTTAAATGAAGTTTCTATAATAGGTATGGGTGAAGGTTCGCTAGATCGACCAACTCCGACTGTCACATCGGCGGGGATAGATACCAAACTTGCTTCGACAGGTCGCCAAGATACGGCGCGATAAGTTGCCTCATCGTCTTTACCGCCTTTACTAACCATCTTTAATTCGTTGATACGGTAACCAACACTAATATTAGCCTTGATACCATCTACAACATCAGTAAATGCTTCTTTAGCAAGTACACCTTTTCCAAAGCGCACTGTCGCCCGTAGTCTTCGGGCCGAGCTATCCAAGCTTACAGATTCTATAACACCAATTTGCTTCTCTGGATCGTGATCCAATAGCAAAGGGGCGCGACCTGATGCCAAGAACTCCAAATCAATAGATTTCTTAGAATGGTCTAATATTTCATTACCGAAGTAACGTGATACAGGCTCTTCACTGGAAATAGCAATTTCAACAGTACGTGAGTCCTCATTAATGTGATCAGCCTGAGCAACACCAGCTCGATGCTGCACAATCGTAGTGTCGAAACGCTCTTCTACAGTGTCCTCGACTACCACTTCTTCAATTACTTCTTCGGAACGGATCTCTTCGACCACTTCCTCAGCTATTTCTTCGCTCATAACATGCTCCTAAAGGCATTTAACCCGATTCTACCATTTTTTAGTCATCATCGGTAATATCTGGCGCTACTTTCTCTAAATTACCGCCAAATGGCTCCATTGCGTACTTAATACCGAACTGTGAGGCCAAAGCCTTGTCACGTTTGATCTGCCCAAGTAGCTCCTCAACGTCCTTACCATACTGACTAGCGACATCATCTAACGACAATACACCATTCTTCAGTCCAGTAACTGCTGCGTTCATCTCCTTAAGAGGATCAACCCAGCTCCAAGCACGGCCTCTGAACTGAGCAGCGTCTGCAAAGTGGTCAAACCGTGATACAGGAATACCTAAAGTGCCCATTTCCATTGAAGATCCAAGCCAAGCCTCAAATACAGGCCTAACTAAGTGAGTAATCAGGAATTCTTGCACGTTTTCGTAGTAATCTCGCTCGTCTAACGCGCCTTGACGGATAGAACTGTAGCTCACTCCCTCTAAATCACCAGATAATGATGGGTAACTTGGCCCTAAGCCTACAGCTACACCCTTTAGGACAGCTTTATGGAAGCCATCGAACTCATTGTTAGGGTATTGCGGGTCAAATGACTTAAAGTCCACGCCAACAGGTAGTTGGTGCATAGTGCCTGGTTCTACTTCCATAATAGGAATATCTTCAGCCATATCGTCTGGCACGAAACCATCACCGCCTGAAGAGGTGAAGAAACCCATCTTAGATGCGCCAATACGGGCATTTACAATAGCTGCCTCACGTAAAGCGCCTAACTGATTCATTGCCGCCATCGATGCAGTCAACCACGGCTCACCGCGAGTCTGACCTACGCGAGTAGGCTCAAGCAAGTGGATAACTTTATCGGCAGTGACGCGAGTGTATTTCTCTTTAACAGTCATTGAGGAGAAGTTGGCATCGCCAGGATGTGCCTGAAGGAAGTAATACGCAATAGGCTTCTTGAACTGGTTAAGCTCAACACCCATACGGATCTCATTGCCACCTTGAGCTTTGCGATTAAAGGCAACATCTACCTGATCAGACTCTACGAACTCAAGAGCGAACGAATCATGGAAGCTTGCACCACGGTGCTTGATAATAAACACTTCACCATCACGGGCCAGTGTCTCGGTAGCCAACTTCTGTACATCGATCCATGATAGCTTACCATCTACCGTACAGTTACCTAACCTGCACCATCGGGCAAACTTAGACTCAATTAGCTGGTTAGCAGGCTGATCCAACTTAGTGTCGCCTCCAAATGCCCTAACCTGAGTATTAAATCCATTCTTACCAATGACGTTGTTGCGTAGTAGCTTCATATACCGCTTGGCATACTCGTTATTACGAACCAAGTCCCTTGAGCGAGACCTTAGCTTAGGTAATGCTGACTGCAGTTCACTGTCTGCACTACGCTCTGAGGAACCGAAACTGGATGAAAACAACCTTGATGTTGCCGCACCTGAGTAATTTCGTACTCGTCTAGGTTTAGCGTCTGTCTTTGTACTGCGGAATATGTCTAGAATTCCCATTAGAATCTTACCTTAACAGTTGCGCCACCTTTGCGGCCTTGTTTAGCATTAGATACTGCTTTTTCCCTAGCAGCCTCATTTCGGTAGTAATCTCTGGCCTGCAACATCTCAGTAAACGTCAGTTTAGTTAGTGACCTACCCGCAATGGAGTACTGAGCCACATCAGAGTCTGCTTTACCAGACAACAATGACTCGATCTTACCAAGCATGATAGTTACATGAGTACGGGGATCTTCTTCTGAGTCTAGGTCAGCAAGCACAGTGAATGTGCCTCGGCCTACAACAAGTCGCTCGTTATCAGAGTTGCGAAGAATCTCCAACTGCCACTGGTAATCACCCTTGGCGTAAGCAGATGAAGCGGAACTGCTAATTGCAGCCACATATGCCGTCATTACTGTCTTGAACTCATTGTCACCGCCTAGTGCGGATCTTGCAATGTATGTTGCAGTATATAAAGCTGCGGGATAGTCACTCTCTAAGTCAGTGCGCTTCCACTGAATGAAGTCACCGACAACAATATCTTTAGGTTCGCCTTCGGGGGCATTTGCTACATCGAACGCGTTAGCCATATATTATCACCGCCATGAATTAAGGAATCCACCCTTGGTCTTTGGCACAAACGGTTTACGTGGGGCCGAATACTCTTCAGGTACTTTCTCAACATCAGACTCAACCGCTTCTTTTTCATGACGATCAGCCATAGTGTTGACATTTATATTCATAATAGCATATGCAGCGAGTGCGTACACCATGCAATCCAAAGCTTCGTTCCTTGG